CCTCATTTGCAGACAATGTTTATCAAGTTGCTAGTGCAGAATTTATTTCTACTAGTGTTTCTGGAATATCTACATATGTAAGAAGACTATTTGTCGAAGTTAATGATTTTGTATACGGATTCTCTGGGATAACAACCTCTGATAATTTCGGATCCTTTAGTTGGGGAAGAATAGATATTACTGCTAGAGAAGAATCTAATTCTTATAATTCATATACTCTAGGTGGTATTGGTGTTTCGGAAGGAACTGGTATTTCTACATCAACTTTGATTACTAGATCAAACTTCTTGAAGTTCAAAAATTATATCGTTTAATTACTGATAAATAAAGAAAAACTCTGTCCAAAATGGCTGCCATTATAACTGATCAGATTAGAATTTTAAATGCAGGTAATTTTATTGCTGGCGTATCAAATGCTAGCAATTCTTATTATTCCTTTATTGGGTTAACTAATCCTGCAGATTATCAAACTGATTGGGATTCTGATCCACCTGCTCCAAAAGATAATTTTAGTCAGGAGGATGATTATTGGGATACTATGGTAGCATTGAAGAAAATCAATACTGCTGATGCCAGACAAGTTGTTCCAAAACTAAATTGGTCTTCTGGAACAACTTATGATATGTATCGTCATGATTACAGTAGATCAAACACTGCTGTAATTTCTGGTGCTACCAATCTTTATTCAGCATCTTATTTTGTATTAAATAGTGATTTTAGAGTATATATTTGTCTACAAAATGGTATAGATCCTGATAATCTAGAGGGACGACCATCTCTAGACGAACCAACTTTTACTGATTTAGAACCAAGGTCTGCTGGAACAAGTGGTGATGGTTATATTTGGAAATATCTTTATACAATCAAACCAAGTGAAGTTGTTAGGTTTGAATCGACAGATTTTATGCCAGTCCCAACAGATTGGACAACTTCAGCAGATAATTCGGCCGTAAGAGATAATGCTGTTGATGGTGGAATTAAAATCATTACAGTAACTAATAGAGGAGTTGGTCTTGGCACTGCGAATAGTGTATACACTTCCGTTCCTATTAAAGGTGATGGAAGTGGAGCAGAATGTACTATTGTTATTGATGCAAATCAACAAGTTAGTTCTGTCACAGTTTCTAATCAAGGATCTGGATACACATATGCAAATGTTGATTTAGTTGCTGGTGGGGTTCCAACAGGAACTACAAGACCAACACTTGACGTAGTAATTCCACCCCAAGGTGGGCATGGTGCAGATATCTATAGAGAACTTGGTGCATATAATGTTCTTCTATATTCTAGAATTGAAAATGACAGCACAAATCCAGACTTTATAATAGGAAACCAAATTTCAAGAGTTGGTGTAGTAGAAAATCCACAACAATTTGGATCATCTTCAATTCTTTCTGTGGATAAAGCAAGTTCACTTAATGCTTTAAAATTAGTTGGTGCTGGATACAGTACTGCAACTTTCACAGGAGATTCTTATTTTGTTCAAAATGTTTCTACAGGAACAACTGCGATAGGAAGAGTTGTAAATTATGATCAAACCACTGGAGTTTTAAAATATTGGCAAGATAGATCTCTTGCAGGATTTAATACTGTAGGAACTGCACAAACTCAACCCACATATGGATTTGACTTAACTGAATTTTCTGCAAGTCCAGGAACGGGAGGATCTCTAGTAATATCACCATCTACAGGTCAAGAGTTGTCAATTGATACTAATTTTTCGGGTATAAGTACGGTAATAAATAATCGTACATACTACCTTGGTCAGACTTTTACCAATGGTGTTTCTAATCCAGAAGTTAAGAAACATTCTGGTAATATTATTTACGTTGATAACAGACCGTCTATAACACGGTCATCGAATCAAAAAGAAGACATAAAAGTTATTTTGCAGTTCTAAAGAATTATGCCTCAACAAACCAACCTCAACGTAGCACCATATTTTGACGATTTTGATGCGACTAACGATTACCATAAGGTATTATTTAAACCTGGATTTCCTGTCCAAGCAAGAGAGTTAACAACTCTACAGTCCATACTGCAAAATCAAATTGAAAAATTTGGTCAACATTTTTTCAAAGAAGGATCTAAGGTAATCCCAGGAAATACTGGATATAGTCAAATATATTATTGCGTGCAATTGGAGAACACTTTTCAAGGTGTTCCTGTAGCTGCTTATGTGGATCAATTAGTAGGCACAAAAATAACAGGACAAACTTCAGGTGTAACAGCAGTTGTTGATAGTGTTATATTGCCAGAAGACTCTGAAAGGGGCAATTTAACCTTATACATCAATTATTTAACCTCTAGTACTTCTAATAATTCAACACAAACTTTTAGTAATGGAGAATCATTAACATGTACTGATTCTTTGTCTTCTGGTTTACTTGGAAATTCTATAATAGCAGCGGGAACTCCTGTTGCAATAACTCTTTCATCAGCGGCCGCGGCAACTGGATCAGTATTTCAAATTGATAGTGGAGTTTATTTTATAAGAGGAAATTTTGTAAATGTAAATAAAGAAAGTTTAATACTAGATCAGTATACTACTACTCCAAATTATAGAATTGGTCTTTTAATAGATGAAAGTGTTATTAATTCAAATATTGATGAAGAATTAAATGATAATTCTCAAGGATTTAATAATTATGCTGCGCCTGGAGCAGATAGATTAAGAATTAGTGTAAGTTTATTTAAAAAAGCACTTGATGATTTTAATGATGATAACTTTATTTTACTTGCTACTGTTATAAATGGTGTTCTTCAAATAAACAAAAGGAAGACGATTGCAGGTGGTGGTGTAGGATTTAATGATCTAACAGATGTTCTTGCTAGAAGAACATTTGACGAATCTGGACATTATTATGTTAAACCATTTGATGTAACTGTTGTAAACTCTTTAAATGATAAAGTTGGTAATGGTGGAATTTTTAATGCAGGACAATTTTCTCCCGGTGGAGTAACTGTATCCGATTCTCTTGCACTATATAAAATTTCTCCAGGAAAAGCATATGTAAAGGGATATGAAATTGAATCTTTAAATGCTGTTTACTTAGATGTAGATAAACCAAGAACAACTAGGACAATTGAAGATCAAAATATAATTTATAATACTGGTCCTACTCTAAGACTTAATAGAGTTTATAGAAATCCGGTAGTTGGTTTAGGAAATACGTATCTTGTAAGTCTTAGAGATCAAAGAGTAGGATCTAATCAAGAAACTCTTCCTGGCAATGAAGTTGGAATTGCTAGAGTTTATGATTTTAGATTAGAGTCTGGTTCATATAATACATCTGATGGAAACTTAAATGAGTGGAATCTTGCACTTTATGATATTCAAACTAATGTAGAAATATCAATAAATCAACCACATACATTATCAACTCCAACTTTTGTAAAAGGTGCTAATAGTGGAGCAACGGGATTCTTAAGACATGCAGTAAGTGCTGGAACCGCACTTACAGTATATGAATCTGAAGGATCTTTTATATCAAATGAAAGATTAATATTTAATGGCATTGATGACGGAAGAATTGCTATTGCAATCACAGAGCATAATATTTCAGATGCAAAATCTGTTTATGGAATGGTTGGATATACTGGAGATGATACTTCAGTAGGCATCAATACATTTAGTGCAGATGTAATTCAATCAACTAAGTTTACTGTTGGAATTGCAACAGTAAGTGTTCTTTCTGGAGGAATTAGTACTGTAAGAAGTAACAATTCTGCGTTCCCAGGAACCTTAGTAAAAGAAAATGATTTAATCGAATATACTGACAATACTACAGCTGGACTTCTTACAGAAGATCCAATTATAGCTAGAGTTGTTAGTGTTGGTACTACACATATTGATGTTGAAGGTGTAACTGCAGTTGCAGGAATATCCAGTGGACTTCTTCCTGCAGCAACATTGAACGTAACTGATTTTAAGGTTATTGCAACAGATTTAGCTCCATCTTCAGATGATTCGTTATTTACTGCACTATCAAAAATAAATGTATCTGATATTAATCTGGATGATGCATCACTAACGATTAGAAAAACTTTTGATGTAACTATTGCAAGTAGTGAACTTTCTACTCAAGTAGTTGCTGGTACAAATGAAACTTTCTTACCATTTGATGAGGAAAGATATCTTCTAATCAGAAATGATGGAACAACTGAAGCACTAAATGCAGATCAGTTAGATATTTCACCTAATGGCAAAACATTGCAGATCCGTGATTTAGGATCTAACGGTGATGCTACTTTAATTACTTCTCTGAGAAAAATTAAACCAAAAGCAAAACAAAAAATTAAAAATAGGGTTACTTCAATAATTGTTGATAAATCCAAATTAGTTGGATCTGGAATTGGAACAACAACTTTGAATAATGGATTGACTCAAGGATCTTTTCCATTCGGAACTAGAGTTGAAGATGAGGTCATTTCTTTAAATAATCCTGATGTAATTCAAATTCATGGAATTTATGAATCTGCAGATACTGATACTGCTTCTTGTCCACAAGTAATTTTACAATCAATTAATACTACATCAACCACGTCTCAAGAATTTTTAATTGGAGAAAGATTTATTGGTCAGACAAGTGGTGCTGTTGCAATTGTAGCAGAAAAATTAGATAATTCTACTATTTCCTTTATACCTAAAAATGAAATTGGTTTTGTTGAAGGAGAGACTGTAGAATTTGAAGAATCTGTGGCATCTGCACTTGTTTCAACATTAGCAACACCAAGTTTTAATATTTCATCAAATTATAGTTTTCAAACTGGTCAAGAAAAAACTTTCTATGATTATGGACGAGTAAGAAGAAAACCAGATTCTTCTGCACCTAGTAAGCAGTTGAGAATTTATTTTATGAATGCTTCTTTCTCTACAACAGATGATGGTGACATAACAACTGTTAATTCTTATGAGCAATTTGATTTTACGAGAGAAATCAAAGATATAGACCTCAACAGAAATACTGATATTATTGATATCAGACCTAGAGTTTCTTCCTTTGTCACTGATAGTTCTAATACCAGATCTCCTTTGGAATTTCTTGGTAGAGAATTTACAGCATCTGGTCAATCAGCAACCACTGTACTATCATCAGATGAAGCAATTTTAGCGGATATTAGTTACTTCCAAGGAAGAATTGATAGAGTTTATCTTACTAAAGAAGGCAAATTCCAAATAATGTATGGAACTCCTTCTGACAGTCCTATAAGACCTGATCCAATTGATGACGCTATTGAAATTTGTAGAGTTCAACTTCCACCATTCCTTTATTCTCCATCTCAAGCATCTTTATCTTTTATGCAACATAAGAGATATCAAATGCAAGATATCAAGAGACTTGAGGATAGAATCAAGAGTCTTGAGTATTATACTACGTTATCTCTCCTTGAAAAGGAGACAGCAAACTTCTTTGTTCCGGATAGTAGTGGTTTAAACAGATTTAAGTCTGGTTTCTTTGTTGATAATTTTAATGATTTTAAAGCACAAGAACTTAATCTTCGTATCAATAACTCTATTGATAGAAAATTTAATGAACTAAGACCAAGACATTATACAAATTCAGTTGATTTGATATTTGGTCCTGTTGTTGATTTAGATTCTACCGATGATTTAAATTTTGCTGATATTGAAGGCAATAATGTAAGGAAACAAAATGATGTTGTAACTCTTGACTATTCTGAAGTAGAATTTATTAAACAAAATTTTGCTACAAGAACTGAAAGTGTTACTCCTTTCCTTATTAGTTTTTGGAATGGTACACTAGAACTTACTCCAGCATCTGATAACTGGGTAGATACCACTAGACTTGATGCAAAAATTATTGAAACTGAGGGTAACTACAATGAAGTATTTGACGATAATGTT